ATCATATTATTCCTAGATCCCAAGGCGGAAAGACCTCTTGGGAGAATTGTGTAATTGCTCATAAAGAAATCAATGCAATAAAAGCAGACCGAACACCAGAACAAGCAGGATTGAAATTATTAAAAAAACCATCTGCTCCTAGATTCATGCCAGTTTCTTTTTATATTAAGAATAAAGATGAAATACAGGACTGGGATTTATTTTTAAATTGATTATGGAAAATATTATTGAAGAAATTACAAAATTAACCAATGAATGGTATATTTTGATAGGAAAGGATCATCATAAAACAAAAGATTGTCATTGGTATATTGAAACTAAATGGAGCTACGGATATCCACCAAAATATAGCGTTCAGCATTGGGGATATATTTTGGATGATGTCGTAATAGAATGTGATTCTTATGAGGAAGCATTAATTGTTTTAAGAGACACCTTAAAGGAGAAAATAGAAGAAGAAAAGAAATCTCAAAAAGAAAACGAAGAAAATGGCTGGTAATAAATTTTACAGAATAAAAAAAATTAAGAAGGATAAAAAAGAAATGTTTTTTCCTCAAAAAAAGGGAACACTTGGTTGGAGAAATGTTTATTATGATCTTTATTTTGAAACACTAGATGGCGCTACAGGGTTTTTAGACGATTATACTACACCTCAAAAAACAACTACGGAATATATAGAGTATGATAATCTAATCGCAAAACCAAAATTTGACTTGACTAGTAAAATTTACCACATACTCTTTGGAGATTTTTGAAAATTATGAAAACACTAGACAAAGACAAACCAATTTTATTTTTAGGAGATCATCATGGTGAATGGTCGTATCTTCTTGATATTTTAGATACTAAAAAAATAAGCGATTGCTATTTGATTAGTGTTGGAGATTCGGGTATTGGATTTACAGATAAGGAAAATCAAATAAAGATGGTAAATTATTTGGATTACGAATTCAAAGAAAGAAATATTATCTTTATGGTCAACCGGGGAAACCACGATGACCCCTATTTTTTTGTAGGAGAAAATCGAATTCAACTGAACAATTTTGAACTAATTGAAGATTATACCTTGATGGAATATGGCGATAAAAAAATTCAATTCATTGGTGGTGCTGTTTCTATTGATAGAACATCTCGTAAAGAAGGTGTTTCCTATTGGGAAGATGAAATAGTTAAATTTGAAAGAGACAAATGCAAAGAAGTTGATATTCTTATAACTCATACTGCTCCAACTTGGTGCTTTCCTCAACAGTTTAATGAAATGGTATATGGTTGGGCAAGAGAAGATGCTTATTTGTTAGAAGATCTTACAGAAGAAAGAGCAATTATGGATGAAATTTGTAAGTTATGTAAACCAAGACTTCATCTGTATGGTCATTTTCATAGCTCTTGGACTGAAAGAGTAAATGGGTGTGTGCATAAACTTTTGGATATTAATGAAATTTGGGAGATGCGTAATGATTAGTTTAAAAAGAATAAATATTATAATGAAAGAAGTAGTTACTGCTACAGAATTTTCTATCTATAATTCTTCGTTATACAAAGAATTCGTAGAAGAAAGAGAAGAAGTGTTAAAACATAAATGGTTGGAGAGTGAGAAAAAAGGCTATGATATTGGTTATAGTAATGCTCTAATTGATTGGATTTTAAGGCATAGAAAAAACTGGAGAAATTATAAAAAAGATGAAAAATAGAACAAAAAACATATTAGCAGCAATAACCTTTCTATTAGCATCGATTTTTTATTACTGGTTGATGGTTGTTTTAAATTAGTATTTTAATTCTTTCATATTTTTAATTGAAAAATATTTAATTTTATAGAATTTTTTCATTTTATCTAAAAAGTTGATTCGTCAAGACTAAATAATTGTATATATACAATGTTTTTAACTCAACAAACAACAATAAAATCTTCAAACTCTCTTTATAGAGAAATAGATCAATTGTGTTTTTTGTCCAAAAACCTTTATAATGTTGGAAACTATATCATAAGAAACGAATTTATCAATAATGGAAAATGGATCAGATACCATCAATTAGCTAATGATTTGAAAAATAATGTTGATTTTCAAGCACTTCCAAGTAAGGTTTCTCAATTAGTTTTAATGAATCTTGACAGAAATTGGAAATCATTTTTCAGAGCAATTAAAGAATGGAAAAAATGTCCAGATAAATTCAAAGGAAAACCATCTCTCCCAAAATATAAACACAAAACAAAAGGTAGAAACATTTTAATTTACAATAATCAAGCATTTTCCAAAAAGGAATTAAAAAAAGGACTCATAGTTCCATCCAAAACCAATCTCAAAATTCCATGCGATAAACAAAATGTAATGGAAGTGAGAATCATACCAAAAAATAAACAATATGTAATAGAAATAGTATATGAAAAAGAAGTAAAACCAAAAAATAAATGTAACAGAAACTTTTTATCAATCGATTTAGGCGTTAATAATCTCTGCGCTATAACATCAAATCGTGCTGGATTCAATCCAAGACTGATTAACGGTAAAACATTGAAAAGCATAAATCAATTCTACAATAAAAAGAAATCAAAATATCAATCAGAACTTCCTAAAAATGTTTATACATCTGATAAAATTATTAGGCTTACAAACAAAAGAAATGATAAAATCAAACATCATCTTCATAATATTTCAAAATATATTGTGAACATGGCAATTGAAAATGAAATTAATACGATTGTATGTGGTCATAATAAACAATGGAAAAATGATATAAACATAGGAAAAAGGAATAATCAAACATTCACAAATATACCACATAGTAAATTAATGGATATGTTGAAATATAAATGTGAATTGAATGGTATCATTTTTGTTCAAGTTGATGAGGCATACACATCTAAATGTTCTTTAATTGACATGGAGACTATCAAAAAGCATGATACTTATGTTGGTAAAAGAATAAAAAGAGGTTTGTTTCAGACGAAGGAAAACAAAAAGATAAATGCTGATATAAATGGTTCTGGTAATATTTTAAGAAAAGCATTTGGGGATGATGTTTTTACATCGAACTCAATAGAGGGATTTGTAGTTAGCCCAAGAAAAGTAACATTTTCTGAACATATTTTTCAATAAAATGTGTAACTATTATTAGATGAAAGTTAGTTTTCCTGTAGGAGAAGAGTTTTGCATTAGAGATTGTGTTATTTCAAACACTGATTGCAAACTAATATTTCCAATTAAACATGATATTAAATGGAATGATGAAAATAAAGTTTTCCGTTCTTCTATATGGTCTAATGAAGGGCAATTAATCAGCGCGTCTTGGAAAAAATTTATGAATTTAGGTCAGCAATTAGATTTTGAACCACTAGATATCGATTCCGATATTGAATTTGTCCACAAACTTGATGGTTCAACTCTGATTATTTCAAAATTTAAAGGTGAGTTAATTGTTAGAACAAGGGGAACTAGTGATGCATGTATCTTAGATAATGGCGACGAAATTCCTTTTTTGAAACAAAAATATCCTTTGATTTTTGATAATGATATTCTGAATAGTGAAGAGTATTCAATTGTTTGCGAATGGTATTCCCCAAAAAATGTTATTGTTGAAAGAGAAGCAGACGAACCAACTCTTTGGCTCACTGGTGTAATAAAACATGATGACTATTCTTATTTATTACAAAAGGACTTAGACGTATTTGCTTCAAATTGGAAAGTAGAAAGACCTATTCGTTATAAATTTAATTCACTTTCTTCAATGATTGAATCGGTTAATCAATGGAAGAAAGGAGAAGGAATTGTAATTTATGGTAATAATGGACAGATTCTTAAAAAAACTAAATCAGATCGTTATCTTCTTTTACATCGGATTAAATCGACTCTGAGTAACGAAAAGAATTTAATTGATTTTTATTTAGAAAAAGAAATGCCTTCACGTGAAGATTTTTATAAAATAATTGAAACGGAATTTGATTTTGAGATTGCTGTACAATTAAAGGATGAATTAGAAAAAATTTGTAATGCGGGAGAGAAATCAAAAAAATATATTGACCATATCCTAGAAGTTGTACATGATATAAGAAAAGTAGAAACCAGAAAAGAACAAGCACTAATGATTAAAAGAAATTTTAAAGAAAATTCTTCATTTGTATTTTCTGTTTTGGATGGTAAAATAATAAACAAAGAACAGTGGACAAAATTAATAAATCAAAATTATGAAAGCCAAAGAACTAATTGAAGTATTACAAAAACTAGATCCAGAAACACTTGTACTCGTAGATGGTTACGAAGGTGGGTATGCTGTTCCAATTGGTACAAAACAAATGGAAGTATGTGGTCCATTTAAAAGAGAATGGTACTACGGAGAATACGACGATTGTAAAGAAGAGGAATTACTAAAAACCAAAGCAATTCTCATATCAAGATAATTATTTAATATGAAAATACAAAATACATTATTAGCACTAATCGGAGTTTGTTTAATGTCTTGTTCTACAACACCAACAAACTCAGAATCTTGGATGGCAAATCAAAGGAATGCATGTCTTCCCACAGCAATTGCTTTTCGTGAAGGATTACGAAAATATGATGTTTGGTCAGAAGTTCTTAGGTATGAATGGATCGATAAAAATACTTTAAAACGAAATGGTCATGCAATTGTGGCATATATGTACCCAAAAGGACAAAACAAACTTTGGACATATGATTTTTGGGGTAGTTATAGAGTTCGCGCATTTAAAGACAATCCTCTACAGATTGCAAAGGAAGCAGTTAGAGTTAGATTTGAGGACAGAGACGTTTATTTTGCAGAATTTATAAAGTAATCTCAAAAAAAGGGAATTTCTAGGTATAAATAATATCGTACGCAAATTACATAAACTACTAAACAATTTTTTAAAACACTATGTCAAACATTAAATTTTTCGGAAATGCTAAAATTCAAGGCAAAACCTTCTTTCAGTTATTAGGGTCTTCGCCAACTTATGCTATTGGAAAAAGCTTGAGTGCTGTTAATGAAGGTTCTTCTGTGACCTTTACACTATCTACAACCAATGTAGTAAACGGAACTATCATTCCTTATGTTATCACTGGAGTATCGTTAGCTGATTTGGCTTCTGGTGCTCTTACTGGTA